GCCAACGTGCCGCTGCGCTTTGCCGGTGACGATCAATTCACCCTCCACGACCCGGAGACCAAGATCGCCGCGACGCCCGACGGCGTCATCGCCTATGAGGACGAGTGGGTGCCGATTGAATTCAAGACGATCGACCCCAGGACGAACAAAAAGAACTTGCCCAGGTCTGGACACGTCACCCAGCTCAAGATCGGAATGAAGTTGCTCGACCAGTACCATGACAATCCTGGCATCAGGGCTGGCCTGCTCGTCTACACCGACGCCTCTAATTACAACGACATCATCCAATTTCGTGTCGATTTCGAGGACGGCATCCTGGAAGAGATGGCACCCAGGGCGCGCCAGGTACTCGGCAAGAAGAGCGCCGACGCCCTGGATCGTGAAGGCAAGAAGAACGGCGACTGCCGGTACTGCTCATACACCGAAGTCTGCGGCGTCGATGTCGCCGAGGCGACGGGCAGGACCAAAGGCAATCGAGGATCAAAGATCGAGACGGCGGCGCAGCGCCACGTCGAGATCAAAGACCAGGAGGAGGCGCTCAAGATCGAGAAGGCCGCCCTCTCTGAAGACATTAAGGCCGACCTCAAAAAGAGGGAGACCAATAGTTTCGTCGCAGGCGACATCGTTATCGAGTTGTCTGAGGTGAAGGGCCGCACTTCTTTAGACAAGAAGGCGGCGAAGGCAGCGGGCGTCAACCTGGCCCCGTTTGAGAAAGTGGGGGCCTCATCCGAGCGCCTCCTTGTGAAACGTGTTAGCTGAAAAGGAAAAGCAAATGGCACAAGAACTGAGTAAATATATTAAAGCCGAGGGAAGCAATCTCCCGGCGATCTCCAACGAGGCGGCTGCGGCTGCCCTCCAGGAGACGGCAGACATCGCAGGCACCGGCAGCGGTGGCGTCGATTACCTGAAGTTTTCCGGCAAGACCGGAGCGTACACGATCGGGCAGCGCAAAGAGACGCCTGACCCGGATCAAGTCTACCTGGTGGAGCCTCTCTCCGTCATCGAGGGCCACGTCTGCTGGAAGGCCTCAAAAGCAGTCGATCGCTTCGAGTGGTCGATCTATCGTCGGGAGACCGACACGATCCATGAGAGCGAGCTGGACGATCACGGTCCTTACCGGGATGGCGAGGGCTGGGCCAAGTTGGTCGGCTTCGGCATGGCGTCCCTGGCGGACGGTGCGCCGGTCAAGTTCAGCGTCAACTCGAAGTCCGGTCGGAACGCCCTCGGCGATCTGATCCGGGAGATCGGGCAGCGCATGGCGAACCAGGAACCGGACATGGCTCTTCTCACCTTGGGAGCGGAGACCTTCGTCGCCCAGGATCAGAAGAACTACAAACCTGTCTTGGACGTCATCACCTGGACAACCAGGGGGGCCGTAGAGGCCTACTTCGATGGGGATATGTCAGAAGACGACCTCCTCGACGGCGAGCAGCCCAAAAAGAAGCGGGGCAAGCGCGCTAAGAAGTAGCCGCATAGAATTAGGCCCGGCAATTTCTCGCCGGGCCTAGTTCTTTATCTTTCGCCGTACACGCTATCGCTGGAGGTTAAGACCAGACATGACATCTACCACAGAATACGAAATGATTACAAGTTTCAAACGGCTCAAGTCCGTCGTGAAGCACTGCGCCAAGGAAGGCCACACTGCTCTCGACTTCGAGACGACGTCGCTTATTCCAGCCGAAGGCCGGGTCCGCCTGGTCAGTCTATGCAATACAAAAGTTTCTGCCCTGGTCGATTTCGACAGGATAAGGGGCGGCTTCAAAAAGTGCGCCAAGCTCTTCGAGCAGGGTACTTGGATCGTCTTTTACAGCGGCTTCGAGATGCGCTGGTTCATGGACGCCGGGGCCGAGCCCACAATATACGACGTCGGCTATCTCCGACGCGCCATCCTGGGAGGAGGCCGTTTTAAGCTCGCTCAGATCGCCTTGTGGGATTTAGGCTACGAGATGTCCAAGGAGGAGCAGGCGAGCGACTGGGCGGCCCCTGTACTGCGTCAGGAGCAGTTAGACTACGCCTACCTCGACGCCGACATCACCTGGCGGCTGTGGGAGCATTGGAGCCAGCAGGCCGACCCAGGGAGATGGACGGCGTTTCACATGTTCAATAGCATGGTGCCGGGCGTCATCGAGATGGAAGACACGGGGATGGCGATCGACATCAAGCAGCACAAAATCCTCTGCCAGCGCTGGGCCGACATCAAGGATGAGAAGCTGGCGAAAATCAGGGAGATGGTCGGCGTCGATGAAGTCGAGAATATAAATTCCGGCCCGCAGTGGTCCGACTACTTCGCCAGGACGATGCCCGATCATATCACCAGGGCATGGCCCAGGACGGAGAAGACGGACCTGCTCCAGACGACCAGGGAGACGCTGACGATGCTGGCGGGTACGTTCCCTGGGACGCCCCTCGAAGAGTTCTTCGACTGCTTCGCCGACTACAAGACGATCCAGAAATATCTGTCGTCATTCGGCCAGACAGTCATCGACAAGGCGCAAGAGCATAGCGACAACCGGATCAGGGCGCGCTTCAATATCGGAGCCGCCAAGACTGGCCGCTTCTCCAGCTCCAATCCGAACCTCCAGCAGATACCCAGGGACAAAGAGCTTTTAGGCGAGGCGACCAGTGTGCGGTCGTCTTTTACGGCAGACCTGGGGCGCAGTTTGGTATCGCTAGATTATAGCGGTATCGAATTGCGCGCCCTGGCCCTGCTCTCCGGCGACGATCAGCTCTTGGAGGACATGATCGAGGGCGACGTTCATTTGGAGGTCGCCTCGAAAATCGCCGGTCGCAAGATCGACAAGCAAAAGGATAAGGCGCTCCGATCGGCTGCCAAGGCCGTCAGCTTCGGGATCATTTACGGCAGCGGAGCCGGGGGGCTGTCGGCGACCATGCGCTGCCCGGAGACCGCAGCCCAGGCTTATATCGACTTCTGGTCGATCCGCTACGCCAAGGCGTTCCAGTATCGCTACGACATGCTCAACGAGGCGAAGCGCACCAGGTACATCCGCATGGCCGACGGCGGCACCATCCACATGGGCAAGAAGCCGGACCTACCAAAGTGCGCCAATTACCCGGTGCAGCGGGCGGCCCTATCGATCATGGCGGCGGCGATCACCAGACACAAGAACAGCCTCGACGCCGCTCGCTCGGAAGGCGGGCAGGAGTGGACGAGAATGCTGGCGACGATCCACGATGCGTTGATTGACGAAGCAAAGAAAAAGGATGCGCCAGATTGCCTGGCGATAATGGAGGCCGACATGATTGGCGGCTTCTTGGATGTCTTCCCTGGGGCGAATACAGATCGCCTCGTCGAAGGCGGTATTGGCCCCAATTGGGGAAAACTAGATTAGGAGGGTAAAATGGCTACGCTAAAAAGATTTATGATGTTTTTATTGGTGCTGTTTAGCACAAGAGGGTACGCCGCGCTCGTATGCATGACGCCGCACCGATTGAGGGTTGACATCAGCGCCTGATGAGATTAATGTCCAAGGACATTCATTGAAACGGAGACATGACATGACATCACACGCTGGATTTGAAACTGCCGAAGACGCCCTGACCTTCATCAAAGGAGGCAAGGCCGTCTTCACCATCACGTCGGAAAAGACCGACAAACACTTCACGTTCAAGGTCAATCAGAAAGACAAGGGCGAAGGCGAGGAGGTCAACTTGACGCCCTTCTTCGTCTCCGTCCTCAACGGGCCAGACAATTGGGAGAACTACCAGTACATCGGATACATCCAGGCGGACGGCGAGAGCTGTCTCCTGGCCGGTGCCAAGGGCAAACCCGACGCGCCCTCGTTCAAGGCGTTCTCTTGGGCCTGGGCGCACTTGAACCGAGGAGCTATTCCTCAAGATTTAACCATCCAGCATGAGGGCAAATGCTGCCGCTGCTCCAAACGCCTGACAGTGCCGTCGAGCATCGCCAGCGGCATTGGACCCACTTGTGCATCAGGAGGATACTAATGGTAAGCAAGACCTACGACAAAGACCATGCCAAGGCCCAGCGGGCCTATATGGCGCGGCGCAAGAAGTCCGGCATCCGCCGCCGCGCCGTTGACGTCCCCAATACGCCGGAGGCGAACGCCGAGTTCGATCGGGCCAAGGCGCGGCTCTACAAAAAGTGGGGGCTGGGCAATGGGTGATCCGAATTTCAACGCACCAGGCGAAGAGGCCGTCATCGATGGCGATCTCCTGGATATTCAGCTCAACGGCGTCGCCCAGCTCGACCAGATGGGACTGCGCGATCTGCTCCAGGAGACGCAATTTCTCCGGGGGCGCTACGAGAGCCTCTCAGAGGAGGTCTTAGAGCTTACTAAGCGTTCCGAGACCCTCGATACCAGGGACGGGCAGATAGAGCGCCAGGAGGCCTCCTTGCACCGCCTGGAGGATGTAGTCGAGGCCATCTATGATATGACCCGCAAAGTACGCCAGGGAGACGACGAATGACCGCCCTGGGCGAGTTCCTGGCCGTCCTGTCGATCTTCGGGGCGGCCTACGTTTGGCTTGTAATTGGGAGTTTATTCCAATGAATTTCCTGCTCGACACAGCGGTCGCCGGATGGATTAATTTTATCAAGGGAGAAAACAATGACTGACGAACAACTAGCTGGCATTTTAAAACAGAAAAAATACGCGACATTTGCCAAGGACCAATTAAAGCCTCGGCCAAGTGCGACGGACGCCTTCGATGAGGCGCTTAAAATCGTCACACAGGAGCGCGGCAAGAAATACGGCACTAGCACTAGCAGAAACTTCAAGATGGCCGCTGACGGCTTCGCTCTGGTCGCTGAATGCCATGATCCTGAGTTACGTTACGCCCTGTCAATGATTTGGGCGAAAATGGCTAGATTAATTTGCGGCAATCCAGAGCATGAGGATAGCTGGCTGGATATAGCAGGCTACGCCCGGACGGCCTGTATGGTGATCGACGAGAGGCAAGACGATGGCCGGTAAAAGTTGAAATGATGGAGCTAATCATCACAGTGATTCGCATTTTGCTGGGGGCGCTATGAATGACTTGGGTTAATTGGGTGATTTTCATTATGATCCTGTTGTTCTTTGTGATTGTCACTGCTGTAGTGACAGTCTGTATTTGTCAGTGGTTGATGAAGGATATGAATGAATGACCTTCGCTACTCTAATTATAATCGTCGGCGTTGGTCTTGGCTCAGTCGAGATCAAGATCAACTTCGAGGACGCTTCTGAATGCTTTGCAGCAATAGATAATTTACACGCTGAGTTTTTTCGTAAGATTGATCGGGGATTGACAATGCAGTCTGTGAAGACTTCATGTGCGCTTACAAAATAACCAGCCCCCCAACAACAGCCGCCCCTACAAATGCACGAGCAGCTTCTTCGATTTGGAGCTTGTAAGCGTAGGCGATCTGAAGCTGCAATAAAAAATATATCGGCCAACCGATTGAAAGGTCAGATCGGCCAAGTATCCA